TTACAGGTGAAGATGAATCTACAGTTCCCAATAAACTCCTCAGTAAACGCCCGTAGACAGAGTTGTACATCTGGGGTTGTGTTATCTGCCTCATCAATGATGATGACTTTGTGTTTTGCATTTGACGAAAGCGAGACGGTCGAAGCGAAATTCTTCGCATTGTTTCTGACAGTATCGAGGAATCGTCCCTCGTCGGATCCGTTGATGACATAATAGTCTACTCCAAGTTCATGACAAAGTGCCTTGGCGACAGTGGTCTTACCACATCCAGGAGGTCCAGAGAGAAGAAGATTAGGCACTTCCCCCTTCTCTACAAATTGTTTGAAAGTATTCTTAATTCCGTCAGGAAGAATACAATCATCAATAGTCTGGGGTCGATAAGATTCGACCCAAACAAATTCATTACGACTCATAATCAATTAAAGTTATGCAAGTTGTGCCACACGGCACCAATATTCATGTGACCGTGGAAGTACCCTGCTACTATAACACAAAGTGTACCAAGTAAACAGAGACTGAAGGGTATCAAACCCAGTCCGGCTTTCTCTCGGGCATTCTCAGGTAGTTGTCCTTCACCCATGGTTTAGATGCAATGTATCTTTTGTACTTAGTATAGATATCAATACTTTCATCATACTTGAATTCATCAGGTCCAGCAAATACAAAAGGTGTTGGACCTTTACCTGACCTACCTTGCGGATCTGCACATGGAAGAATTTCATTTGCTGCCTGAAGAGTATTGAAACAGGTATGGGGTTTACCATATCTCAATGCATACTCATCACACATTGCAAATCCATGAGCAAGTAACCATCTCCAGTTGTTAACAAAGGAGTTTGCCCAGATAGTACAGGGGTGATTACGGAAGGCACCTGTGGTGGTCTTGTACGGTTGACCATCTGCCTTAGGAATGGTTCCGAACCCATGTCCCCACTTCAGAGAACAGACGATAGAAAGCATTTGACATGTCTCTAAGGGCATCTTGACGATGTGCTTGTCTGGAAGAACACGTGCGGACTTGACGGGATCAGGATCAGTGACAAAGATATTCATTGCAAAGGTCTCTTGAAGATTTCAGAAACAAGATCAGTTGCACCCATTGCCTCGTACATATAAGTTGCACCAGACCTTGGGTTTGTATGTTCACCACATGTGAACACGTCACATACTGCCAAACCATTCTCAGGCCATGTGTGAATAGAGATATGGGACTCTGCAAGAAGAGCAACAGCAGTGACTCCTTGGGGTTGAAACTTATGGGATTGAATACCGAGAAGTGTACTCTCAGACAACGTGGCAGCATTCGCAAGAACATTACGAATGTGTGCCTCATCATCCAACAATCCGAAAGGACAACCCTTCAAAGTGAAGAGAATGTGTCTCATCAGCCAAAGGTAGAATCGGGTTCTAGAGCGATATAATAGGTCACATCGATGTTCTGATTCTGGAAACGGGACAGAAGTTTTTCTGACACAACCACATCATAGTTACCAGGAACAATCTTCAGGTTCTCTTCTTTGAAGTTGAAGACAAACTCAGTCTCTGTCTCACCAACAATGATGGAGAAGTCATTAGAAGTGTCATTCTTCTTATCACGTGCAACCAGTTTGATCACACCGTTCTCACCGATGACAGAGATGTCAGGGAGTTGATAGACAGATGCAGCCTTCTTCAGTTTCTCCAGTTGTTGACTGGTCAGTTGGAAACAAACATCCTCAGTCGGAAGAGTGATCTCTTTCTCAGGAGGTGCAACAATCACAGAAGGATCTGCAAAGAAATACTTAGAACGAGAACGACCTTCTTTGATCACGACATACTGATCATTATCAAAGTCAAGATCAGGGGAGGAGTGAAGTGACAGTCCATTGAGGAACTGGTTCAGATCATAGATACCGAAATCTTTAGGGAACTCTTCGGACACATTGGCTTCAACCAGGATGTTCTTCATCACTGAAATTGAACGCAACTTCTGCCCTTCCTTGAACAGGATAGACTGATTGATAGAAGAGAAGTTCTTCAGGAGAGATACAGTGGATTCAGAAAGTTTCATAATTACCTTTTGGTTGCTTGTTGATGCCAGAGAAATGATAGAGGAGAATACAGTAGTGGATTGCTTTAAGGATGTCAAGTTTAGACTTGCCTTCCTTCTTACCAAAACGTGAGAGATATTTGATTGCATTCGATCGACAGAATGCTTCTGAGTCACCAATACTGTCGATCAGATCCAGTGTCTGAGTTTTGTTGTCGTTAGCATAATGTGCGCTATACGTACCACCAAGATAGTCACGGATCTCTTTGAGGATTACATCCTCCTCATATTTCCAAAAACCATTTTTGTTATCAATGTTCAAATCCATTTCATAATTTTCATTTAAGTTTAAATCCAAACTGTCATCATCAGTAAGAGACAAAGGAGTGTATTCAAACCCTCCATTTGCACTCACAAAATCAATGTCACTCATCAGTTCATCATACAATAGGGACCATGAGTTCATTCTATCAAGATTCCTCCGTAGTGTCAATCATTTGAAAATCTACGTCAACCTTGTCGTAGAGTTCCAAGAATGCTGCTTTTGTTTCATCATCGAAACGATTGATGCAAACCTGAAGTGCTTTAGATTTATCACCAAAGATAGAGTATGCACGAACGATGTGAACCAGACGACGGGTAGAAATGATCTCATCAATACCACCATCATAGAAGGTCTTACGGATGATATCTGCCCAGTCAACCAGGTGCTTACAGAATTCCTTGTCGTCACAATCAGACTCAAGAATTTTCTGTTCAGTAGAAGGAGTCGGGTAGGACTGTTCAAAGGTCACACAGAAACGTTCAAGGAAAGCTTCGTTCAGAACGTTAGTACCAATGAATCGACCATCGTCAGAACCCTTACCCTTGGTGTTGGCAGTGGCGATGACTTGGAAACCATCTGCAGGTTTGACGAATCGACCAATCTTCTTCAGGAAGACACCCTTACCTTCAAGGATAGACTGAAGACACAGAATCTTGTTAGATGCCAGGTCAACTTCATCTAGAAGCAACACAGCTCCCCGTTCCAGAGCCTCGATGACGGGTCCATTATGCCAGACAGTTTCACCATTAACAAGACGAAACCCACCAATAAGATCATCTTCGTCAGTCTCGATTGTAATGTTGACACGGATCAGTTCCCTTTTGAGTTGTGCACACGCCTGTTCGACAAGGAACGTTTTACCATTGCCCGAGAGACCCGTGATAAATGTAGGGTAGAAAAGACGGGACTGAATAATTTTTTTAATATCAGAGAAGTTACCAAACTTGACGAAGGAATCATCTTTTTGAGGGATAAGGTCTTGTTCGATTGCGGGGAGAGCTGCGGGAGCTTGATAGTTCTGTTCGAGCTTTTCTTGTACGGTGAGGTTCCACTTACCACGACCAACCTTGAACTCATTGAGTTTCTTGGTGACAGTCTGGTAACTGATATCATTCATGGCACACCATCCACGAATGTCACCAGTAGTAACCTCAGGTCCGAAAGTATCTTGAAGGGAAGCAACGATAGAAGAAGTGGATAGTGCCATGATGATTTGTCTCAACAAAGCTATAATATACGAAAACCACCCTTTTGGGGTGGCGGATGGGACAGTTGTCCAACTGGTTCAACTGATGATATCTACAAACTGACTTAATACTTTTCTATTTAGAGACTTTGCATTAAGATTTTTAACAAATGCAGATCGGATCTTTGCTTTAGATGCACCTTCCTCAACATCAAACTCAGTATCATTATCAAGAGAAGATGAAAGAATACCAAAGTAAGAAGTATATCCACTGGTTTTGATTGCAACAGACTTGTTCTTTTTGATCTTCTTGTAGGAATCTTCGGTCATAGTGTCATCATACCGTCGAACAAATCCTTTGAAGTCACTATTACTGGCGAGACGGAAACCAATGACATTCACACCAGGATTTGTCATCTTAAGATCTTCAAGAAGAACTTCGGTGAACTTGTGAAAAGATCCCTCAATCTTGTAAGTGTGTCCAGTCTTACGATTACGGATAAAGTCACCCATGTACATACGTCCTGAACCCATACGGCCGTCTTCATAGTAATTGTTGACTTTATAGAAGGGAAGAACATTTGCTTCACCATCAGTCAGAATCACAGTATTGATCTTCTGGACTTTATGTTTCATCTTAAACTGAGGGATAAGTTGGTGAAGACATACGATAGCCTCATTCAAAGGAGTACCTGAGAGATTGAAACCAACAGGGATAGAATAGTCACACCACCGCACAATGGAATATGCAACCCGATACAAATTCCTCATTTGTTGATCAAGTTGTTTCTTGTTCACGTCACTGGTGAAGAAGTGGAGAAGGCTGAAGTCTGGACTGATAATCATGTCATACTCTTTGACTTCCTGAATAGGACTTTCAGTATAGGAGAAATAATCTTCAGTCTTTTGATAGTTGTTTGTAAATGCATACACATCAAAAGGAATGTTGACCTTACTACAGAACTGAATCAGATTGAACAGTTGTTTCATAGTTTCCAACAGACAGTCACCCATAGATCCTGACCAATCAAGAATGAAGATCAGACCATGGTTCTTACCATCAGGAATGACATTCACTTTCCTGAAGAGATCTTCGTTGTACTTGTAGGTATGAAGTTTAGAACAATCCAAAGTACCAGTCTTAGAAGAGAATGACCGAGAGTATGCGTCTGCAGACTTCTTACACTCAAATTCTTTTACAAGATAGTTGACTTCCTTTTGTGAAGATTTCTTATATCGATCATACTCAGCATCAACAGGACCAAAGTCTCGTGGTCCTGTCGTCTTTGTTGTTTCTGTGTATGCACAATAATACTCTTTAGGTGTCAATTGATCGACCCAATGATCATTCAATTGCTCATGAATCTGTTTGTTAGAAACTACAACCTTATCAACATCAACCTTTGGTACCTCAAGATAATTGAATGTACGACTACCTTGTTGTACATTACCATTGAATTCTTCTTTACCAGATTCAAAGATGTCGTCAGTTTGAACTTCGGGTTCTGGAGTGGTAGTGGATTGTGGTTTTGAGCGACCTTCAGAAAGATCTTCCAATTCACCAAAGTCCTCCTCTCCTTCACCTTCATCGAAGTCAGTAGATTGCTGTTGTTCTGTCTGTTCCTGAGTCATTCCTTGACCAGATCCTTGACCTGACAGAGGAACATCAATACTCTCTTCCTTTTGACTCTGAACCTTACAGAACTTATAGATCTCTTCAGCAACCATCACTGCATCGGCAAAGGTTTCTGTCTCACCCATCATCTCAACATATTTCATCTCCTCTTCAGTGAAAGGAACATCTACGAAGTTACCAATCTTGTAGTGAAGGTTGGCACGGTCAGCCAGATTGTAGGTAGAAAGATCTTCATCTTCAAGACCAAAGAAATCATCCTCTGCAAGTTCTTTGTATCCCTGATAAAAACTCTTAGACAATCCTGGATACCGACGTTTCATCAGTTTCTCGATACGTGCGTCTTCAACCACGTTGACAAACTGTTTAGGAATACGATCTTCCCATGACCAATCATTAGGTGTATACAATGCATGACCAACCTCATGACCCACGAGCATATCATACACAGTGTTGGATGCCCTCTTCCACATCGGTAGAGTCAGGACACGACGTTCCACATCAAACTGTGCGGTCTCCACATTGGCGTTCTCCACCACCATGTTCTCAGTGGCAAGAAGTTTAGCGAGTTGGGACTTGATTTCGTAGTTGATCATGGTTGTCTGTCTCGATGTACCTATAATACAGCGAAACCCATCGTAGTCTGTACAGGGTCGGACAGTTTATATATTGGCACATAGACCAAACCCCCCTTGGATTTTTCCAAGAGGGGTCTTCGGTGAGGACGTGTCTGCAGAACCTCCTTGCGTCGCTATCTATGATACCACATTCTGAAATGCATTGAAAGTATTCGGAAACTTGGTCGTATTTCTCATCAGAGTTAGACTTTTCATCCCACTTCCAAGATGCAAGTTCATTGTGCGAAATCAGATTGTGCATTACCAATCTCCAATTCACACACTATATAGTGGTCTTTGTGTTACTTCACTAACATTTGTGAAAATGAAACAAATATTAATTTAATGTACATGAATCGTGCCAGTTTCTGGATGAACATGAGGAATGGCACTATTGTATGGGTGGAACTGATTGTGAATAATCCCTCCACCCAGGAGTGCGAAAAAACTAACTAGTCCAATGATCTTTATATACTTTGTCATTAGAGTTTCCTTGAGAATCCTTTGTGTTTTTCGAACTTGACTACCGAATCAAATTTATCATCCATACCAGTTTTATGACTGATGACAAAGATGTTTGCGTCTTTGATTATATATCTAATAATTTTAAGGAACTCGTCGGTTCCAAACCCATCTAGTGAGCTATCAAAGACCTCATCCATAATCAGAAGATTTGTATTGACTGAGTTCTTGACCCTTGCAATTTCCCTCCAGGTGAATAGAAGTGACAGGTCAATTCTCATCTTCTCCCCTTCACTAAAAGATGCGTAAGAAAAATCTTCGTGAATGGGAGACTCTACGGTTTCGTTGAATTCTTCATCAAGTTTGAAATTGATGTAAAAGTCCATCATCTGTAGATACTTATTAACTTGTTGATTAATAAGGGGTAGATACTTTCTGATGATCTTTGCCTTTACACCACCGTCTTTAAGAAGACTATAGATGAAATCATGGTAGGAAATATTATCTTTGTGTTCTACCAGTTCATCGTATGTCTTATCAAGATTACTATGTAAGGATTCTAACTTCTCATGCTCAGTATTTCTGTTCTCGAGCTGACTGGTAACAGTTTGAATTTCTGATTCCAGTCCGCTGATCTGTCGTTGAAAACCAGAGA